GACTTCGAAGATGCACGAACCAAGAAAAAAGAAACATAATTATTGGCTTTTAGCCTCAAATGTGTTGAAATTTGTGAAGGTTCAACCTTGAAAGTGTTTCCTTTTGTGGGGGATTTTAATTCAATAAACAAAGGATATTTTTCATTGATAATTATTACATCTGGAAACCCACTATTAAATTTATTTTCTATCTTTTGGATAAATGTGCCTTTTGGTAAATTATCTTTTATTGATAAAAAAAAGTGTTTTTCTGTCATTTAGTGCTTGACCTTTATGGGATTCTGTGGGATAACATTTATATAATTTATTATAGCGAAAGGATAATAATATGGAAGCAGTAATGATACCACAAGACCAACAATGGTTTTTAAGTGGGTTGTATGTTCTTGAAACAATAGTAGATGAACAAGAAGAAACAACCGAATATGTTAAGTTTAACTTTAAGGATATTTCTAAAGATGACTGACGTAGTTGAATATGATGTAAGAAAGAGAGCTTCCCAACATTGGGAGGCTTTCGCCAATGGCGAAAAAATGGTGGAAGATATGCCTTTTTTCAAAACCAAAAAAGAAGCAATATCTTTTCTACAAAAATATTATATTAGATACGAAATAGAAAACACTTGGTTATTGAAAGGAGTGCAAAGATAAAATGAAAGCTATTCTAATTAATCCCGAAAAAGAAAATATCTCCGTTGTCGAGCATGACGGAGATATTTCTTGTTTGTATAAACTTTTAAATTGCAAAACTATTGAAGCAGTTTATCCGTTTGCTCCTCAGAAATTAGGATCAAACGATATCATATATATAGATGAAGAAGGGTTACTAAAAGATAGTAATTTTTCTTTTAGTATTTTAACTGACGATAAAAAAGAACTTCCTTTATTTGGTAATGGAATAGTTGTTGGAACTGATGACGAAGGCAACGATATTGCTTGTCAATCAATTTTATCAGATATCGAAAGAAGAGTGACTTTCAGAGGTAAGGTTCATATTGAGAATGATGGGCAAGGTTTTAATATAACTCCTTGGCATATCTATCAAAATAATCTTGACGAGATAAAGTTGCTTTTAGAAAAACTCAGAACTGAAGGGAGTGCTTAATGCCAAAATTTTATGAATGTTGTCTTTGTGATGGTCTCATAGATCATCACAAAAATGAGAAGGGCGAAACTTATTGGACAAGAGGGCATAATGCTCAACCAATTAAAGAAGGGCAATGTTGTGATTGGTGCAATACTAATGTTGTCTTACCAAAGAGATTTGAAAACATAATGAGAGGAAACTTCAATGAAGAAAATGCACAAAGCTAAACAACGATCTAACCAACATAAACGAAAGCATAATCCAAAATCAACACACAGATGGGGGGTTATCTTGGGTAAGAAAAGTGGGGGTAAGCAATTTCAAAAAAGCATATTCTCAAAATCAAAAAACAACCCATACGAAACATTGAATGTGTAGCAGTTGTCAAAGTAGTACACGGATCATTCGTGTACTATCTTGAAAATTGCAACAACAAACGAAAGGAAAAGATATGCAGATTTCAAAACTAGAGGTAAAAAATATCTCACACTATGCGAGGGGTTCAGAAGAAACTCCTTGTTATAATGCCACAGTATATATCAACGGCAAGAAAGCAGTTGAAGTATCTAATGAGGGACATGGTGGAAGTGATAGACAACACACCTATCCCGAAAGTGATTTTAGACTTCAAGACATTGATAAATGGTGCGTTGAAAAGTTTGGTCAAGAGACTTGGGAGCATGGTGGCAAAACCTATTCCATAGACTTAGACTTGGAGCATTATTGCCACCAAGAATTATACAATTGGCTTGATCGAAAAGAACTAAAGAAAGAGTTAAAAGGCAAGTATATTTGTTTTGATGAAGCAAAAAAAGAAATGTTTGCTTTTGGAAAACTTAAATACAAAACTGAAAACCAAGATGTCGTTATGAAAAATCTATTGAAGAAAAGACACCCAACATCAAAGTGTTTGAACTTTGTAGACTTTGAAGAGGCACTTAATATATGGAAGGAGTTTGCATAATGCCAATGACTATTAAAGAATGGAAAGAAGCAGAGGTCAAAGGCTATGACGTTTTCCTCGAAACTGGAGTTTCAATTAGAGGTTTCAACAAGTGGAACAAGAAAGCTAGAGATGCGGCAATAGCAAAATTTATTGAGATCTTAAAAGCAGATGAAGTAGACTTTGATTATCATGAAAGTAAAATGGAGGACTAAATGGAAGAAATCAGACCAAGCTCTTTGGAGTTAGCAAAGGCTTTAGAAAATTTTATTTACAATGAACTTGATGTAATTACGGAGAGTGATTGGTTTCAAGAAAAAATAACAACAAAAGTGAATCAAATTTTGGATCACGAGACAGACAAGACAATGAAGAAATTAGGATTGGAGGACTAATGGGCGAGTATGAATGTTGTGATTGCTTACAGACCTTTTGGTGTGATGAACCACCCGAAGGTCGTGAGGTTTGTGATGAATGTATTGAAGCAGAAAAAAAAGAAAGGGAAAATTATGGGTAGATATTACAATGGAGATATTGACGGCAAATTTTGGTTTGCCGTTCAATCAAGCAATGATGCCGATTTCTTCGGAGTAGAAGGGGAGTCTTCTTATTTAAATTATTATTTTAATGAAGATGATAAAAAAAATGTTCATAAAGGTATTCTTGAGTGTGATAGACACTTGGGTAAATACAAAAAACTTTTAGATGACTTTTTTGATAATCGTGAAGGCTATAACAACAAGATGTTAATTGAATATCTTGATGAAAAGGCACACCCTACAAAACATACTGAACAAGGAATTAAGTATTACTTGGAATGGTATGCGAGAATAGATCTTGGTAAAAAGATTTATACTTGCATACTTGAAAAAGGCGAATGTAGCTTTGAGGCAGAATTATAATGCTTAGACATTTAGATTTATGTAGTGGTATTGGTGGCTTTGCCGTGGGTTTTTCCATGGCAAAGTTATCCGAGCCTATCGCTTTTTGCGACACAGACAAGTTTTGTCAGAAGGTTCTTGCTAAAAACTTTCCAGGAATTCCAATCTATGATGATGTAAAGGAGATCGCAGATGACCCAACAAGATTTATTTCAGAACGACCAGATATCCTCACCTCT